TTGAGTTTCACGGTTCACCTTCTTTGCCCGTTGGATAATGAGCTTGTAAAACTTGCCTAGCATGCGGTCAAACTCTTTGTCAGTGACGATGGCGTTCATTCTGAGTGCGTAGATAGATTTCATGAGATTTTGATAGCCATCTGGATTGTCGCCTAGTGTGTAACCTTGCTTGTTCAGTTGCTCCTCAAGTGGTTCTGCTGTAATGCCAAATTGTAAGTTCATACTCATCCTCCTTTGACCTGTTTATGACCTATTTTTGACCTGCTTCCACCGTCATGATGAGCCTCTGGAGATACCACTCTGCCTTTTTCAAATCCTCGACGCCGTTCTTTTCCGAGTAGCGGGAGACGTACTTCAGCACATTCCCCCGCAGGTAACCCTCGAATGCTTCGCCAGTAAGTTTAGCCTCGATATAGTCGATGGTCTCTATGCCGCCCACCTTGTAATGGTCAGGGTTGATTCTGTCTATCCCCATTTGATTAATTTCCTCCTGTGGTTGACTGTGATCAGCTTTGCCCGTCTCTTTAACTCCTCGATGGCCGCCAACTTATATTTCAGCTCGCATCCCTTATCGTGGTAGGCGATGTCGTAGAGATACCCTAGCTTTGCCTCTTTCCAGTTCAACTCCGTCACTCGCACACGCCCCCTTTGCAGTCGTTGCCGTAGGCTTCGCCCTCTTCGATGTAGATGAGGTAGCCATTCGCGTGGCACCCTTGGCAAGGTTCAGCCACGTCCTCGATGAGGTGGTACCCGTGACCTTTGCAGTCTGGGCAGGTTATCTTTTTCACTCTACCGCCTCCCTAAAAATAATGATGACCATGGTGGTCAGGATACCGATGTTGACAATCAGGTTAATTATCGAAATGAAAAGCAATATCGTCATCATTTTCAACCCTCCTTGGGAGTTTGCCATCGGTGCGGAGCTTGTCCAATATGAGGCAGACTTGCACCTTATTGAGTCCCGTCTCCCTCACGATTTGGCTTCTCGGCAGCTCGTGTAACTTTCTGACCCGTTCCCTCATCTCTTCTGGGATGTCACGTATCAGGTTGGTGATGGCATCAGGGATTTGCTTTTTCTGCAACGGCTTTCGGGTTCTGGCGACTTGTCTTAGGCTGTAGTCTGGGATTAAAACTTCATATTGTCCCCTGACCCCCGGCTTTGGGTAGATGGCCTTTTTGCGTCTTAGCGAGTAGATCGCCTCTTGGACGCGGTCGATACGGATTTCCGTCTGATTGCGAATTTCGATGTGATTATGGATTCCCTGTTTGATGCACTCCAACACTTGCGATTGGTTGATAGTGAGTTCCATTAGATTTTTTGCTTCCTCCCCCTCGTCCTTTGCGGTATGCCGTGAGCTTTGAGATGACGGTGCATTGTGTTCGGGGCGATGCCGATTTCTTGCTCGATTGCACTGTACGTTTTACCTGTGCTTAGCTGAGTCAAAATCAGCTCCTTGGTGACGTGTGGATACTTGTCCACCAAAGTGTAGATTTTTTTATATCGTTTCTTTGTTCTGCCTTTTCCTTTGCCTCTGCCTTGGATGCCGTGTATATTAAGATGGTATTTAAGCGAACCTTTAGGAATTTTTAGACTTTTCTCGATGTCGCGATAGCTTTTATCACTACCCATCTCTGCCTGCACCATCTCTTTAGTGATGTGAGGGTATCTTTCGGCCACCGTCACGGGTTTTAATGTGTGTCTTTCCCATGTTCGCCGTCTGCCTTTGATGCCGTGGATTTTTAGGTGATGCCTTAAGCAGTTTCTGGGTATCCCTAAGTCTTTCTCGATTTCCGCATAGGTCTTTTCTGTAGCCAGCTCCCTCTCAAGGATTTCCTTGGTGATGTGTTTGTACCTTTCGCTTATCAGGTTGTCCCTTGCGCTAAATTTGGGGGTTTTCCTCGGAGCGAGCATCTCACCGAGTTTTTGAAACTCTTTCCCGATCTGGCACTCCTCGATACAAAATTTCATCGTGCCTTTTCTCGTGTTGATCATCTCCGTCACTTCACACCGTCTACAATGCGTTTCAGTGAGGTTGGTGATCTCTTTTAGTATTGGGATTCTATCCAATGTAACTTTCATGCCTGCGCCCGCTTCCTTCCCCTTTGCCTTTGTGGGATGCCGTGACGTCTCAAGTGATTAGTTAACGTCTTGTGCGCTAATCCTAGGTCTTTTTCAATTTCAGTGTTTGTCTTTTCGGTCGCCACCTCTTTTTCAAGGATTTCCTTCGTGATATGCTTGTACCTTTGCTTGATGGACAAATCCCTTAAACTAAATCTTGGACTTTTCCTTGATTCCAATATTTCGCCGAGTTTTTGAAACTTTTTGCCGATAGGACATTGCTCTATACAAAAATTGATTGTCCCACTTGTCAGGTTAATCTTTTTGGCGACCTCGCACCGTCTACAATGCGTTTCCGTTAGCTTGGTGATTTCTTTCAGTATCTGGAGTCTATTCACTCGTCATCACGATCCCATCCCATTCTTCGCGGATTTGAGCTGCCTTCGCCTTCACTTCCTGCACCATTTTCTTGGAGATGCGAGGGTGACAATTCATCGCCTCTGTCATGTGGTCTTGGCCGATCAGGTAGGCTTGGGTGTTGACTCTTTCGAGCCAGTCCCAGTATTGCGCTGTCGTCATGGATTTCACTTTCTGGAAGATGCGTTTTTTCTGGTCGTCGGTCATGACTTAGCCACCTCCTCAAGCCATTCGAACATCATCACCATCTGCTTGACCGCTAGCGGATGCTCGCCATACTTCTGGCACAGTCGTGACGACGAATCGCTGACCCACAACCAGAACGCCTGACTCTCCATCCCTGACTTAACTGCCATCTGATTCGCTTCACCAATCCAGTGATAGACGTCATCGAAAAATTGTTTATAGTCCATCGTCACACCTCATCAATCTGGATATAGATTCCTGACGGTTCAGAAAACACTTTTTCCGCCATCAAGCTAACGACAATCGAATCATCACTCCAGAACTTCAGCTTGGTCATGCAGTCCTGCACCAGCTTCAAGCTGTTGTCTAAATCTGGCTTCGTCGTTTTCCACTGACCTTCCTTCGTCTTTGCCTGAAGCGGGAAGCACCACTTCACCATCAGCCTGACTGACCTCTTATATGGCGTCGCTGGCACGTGTGGACTTAGGTAGCCCATCATGATAGCCCTTGCGTCTTTCAACTCTTGCGGCTCGTAGAATATCGGCTTACCAAATCGAATCGCTACTTTCTTCTGCTGATGAGTCGTTGTTGGTATTTTTGTCATCGGCACGAAAAACGCTGTCGTCATTTTCATCTCTCCATCTCCATCGTCGACGTGGCGGCTTTGCTTTTATAAATGAGGGGAAGGGTGAGTGGGCGTGTGTTAAGCCCCACTCACTATTCCTATATTTATATAGTGGTCGTCGTTGTCGAACAACGAACACCATAGACGTACCCCATTTTCGTCGCTGTTTTCGTCGTGCAACGAAAACCATTTTTCGTCGCTGTTGTCGAACAACGAACACCATGTTTTTATGGTCTTCGTTGTCGTTCGACGAAATTGTTCAACAACTAAATTAATGGTTTTCGTCGTCGTTCTTAATGACAATGTTTCCGTTGTTTTTGTCAATTTTGTATCCATATTGCTTAACCCAAGTCCTAACTGTAGTTACAGGAATTTCCTTTCCTGTAGAGCTAAACCATTCAACGAGATTCTTCACAGTAGGTGGATCACCCATGTTTGAATTGTTCACAGCATCAGCGAACTCTTCCGCTTTGCTTCTGCGTTGCTTCTGAGCTTTGTTCTTCCGTTTGTCTGTGGCCTTGATCCAAGGCGGCCGCTCGCCTTCTGGGTCGACGTCTTTCAGGATGCCTTCGTCATCGACGATGTGAATCGGGTACTGAAACCACATGTTGATTGGCTCAAACTTCGGATACTCTCGAAGTGTCCCTTCCACTCGCCACGCTGAGCGAATCTTGATGCTCTGGAGCTTGTCTGCTATCTGCTTCTGAATCGACTCCAGCGATTCTGGCTTGCTGAGCTTTGACGGTAACTTCTGGATGTTCTTCGCATGCTCTTCCATGGCCAATGAGTTCATCAAGTCGTCATCTCGAATCTTCTCCAGATAGTCTGGGCTGTGCCTTTCGATGTAGCTTCGATAAATTTGACATTGTAGCTTGTTTTCTTCAATTCGCTTCATCGTGTCACCGACGTCTAGCTCGACTAGGTCAATGAGTGCATCAGGGTCTCTTGCAAAGACTCCGCTTCCGCTTGCTCTGTCCATCGACTTCTTGCTACCTTGCGAACCCTTTGAATGATGATGGCAATAGATGACGCTGGAACCTAAGTCTGTGCATATCTTGTCAAACTGATTGGTAAAATGAGCCATTTGGTCTGCACTGTTTTCGTCGCCTGTCAGCACCTTATAAATCGGATCAATGATGATGGCGATATAGTTTTTCTTCATCGCTCTCCTGATGAGCTTCGGAGCTAACTTATCAAGCGGAACGGTCTTGCCTCGAAGGTTCCAGACGTCGATGTTTTCGATGTTCCTTGGCTCGCATCCGATGGCTTGATAGACGTCCTTGAACCGATGGAGCGCGCTGGCTCGGTCTAGCTCCAGATTCACATACATGACTTTGCCTTGTGAGCAGTTCCAGCTTAGCCACTTCCTTCCTTCTGCGATGGCGATACAAAGCTCAATGAGTGCAAATGACTTTCCTGCCTTGGATGCTCCTGCCATCAGCATCTTGTGACCTTGTCGCAGGACTCCCTCGATGAGTGGTGGAGCTAATGCTGGCATGTTCTTCCATGTGTCGGTTAGGCTCTCAATGTCTGGTAGATCATCGTTGACGCCTTCGATCCACTCATACCAGTCTGACCAGCTACCTTTGCCGATGTTCGTATCGACGATGAACTGCTTCTTGCCATTTCGCTCGACACCAGGCATCCGCGAAAGTCTGGATGGATTCCGATTCTGATTGTCGATGTTGAGACCATTCTTTTTGCAGATGTTGTAGAGATAGTCGACACGCTTGCGATACTCGTCATAGTTCGATGCTTCGACTTTGACGATGGCGTGGATACTCTTGCCACCACTGTAGACCATGACCGATATGGGAAGCTCTAGCTCTCGCATGATGGCATTCTGCTTGTCGATGTCCATCGTGTCCGACTCAACTAAGGCATAACGATAATCTGTGACATTTTCGTTTTTGACGCCTTTGCCATCCAAGGGGTTGAACCTGATCCACGCTCCCGCTTCAGGGTTGTAGTCTCCTAAGACGGAACCAATGTCACCGTTACATTGGGAGAGCTTGTGAATCAGCTCCCCTGATGTGCGGTCGCAGGCTCCCCTTGTCGGGAGAAACTTGCCTTCCTCGTTTTGCCATGTGTCCACGACATAGCCGACGTTCTCGCTGGACTCAAACAACGTCTCCAAGTAGGTGATGAGCTGTTGAGTCGGACTCCACGTCGCTGGCTCGTTGATTTCCTTGCCTTCAATCCAGTGCTTGTTCACCACGACATAATCGCCTGAGATTTCATCTTCCCAATCGATTTCATGACCCGCATCACGACTTGTCCATCCATTATCTTTTGCCATCTGCGTGATGGTGGCTCCTGTGACGCCTGTACCCTCGAAGGTTGTCCACTTGCGGAAGCATTCGCCAGGACGATACCTGCCACTGTCTCGCTTGCTCCACTCCTCCCAGTCGCTTGCTGTGTAGCCTTCATGCTTCAAGGCCATGCCGACATTGATCCACTCTTGATAATCAAGCTGAGACGGGTTCACATGGTCGAGCAGCTGTGTTAAGTCCATTTTCCTCTCCATTGCGTGTCCCCGTTTCAGTAAGTTTTTGGATCAATGCCATATGGGATTCGCCAGTTGTTCAGTGCCATTTTGGTGATAAGTCTGTCGGCTTTTCCGAAGTTCCATGTCCCAACGTGCTGAAAACCTCTTTTTTCCAGTAAGCTGATTTGCTTCGGTGTGGCCAATCCTTCTTGGCGACGTGATACGACGTGATTGATGAGCTTGCTGGCCTTGCCTTTCGTCAAGATACCTTGGGCGTTGATGCCAGCACTCTCGATGAATTGAATTTGCTGTTCGGTTGTTGGCTCAAACTCCCATGAAAATGCAGGTTGGTAGTTGATTAAATCCTCTGCCTGAATGCTGATTTCGTACTGCACATGGTCAACTAATTTTTTCGAGCGATTCTTGTTCTGCTCCAGCTGTTTGGCAAGCGACTGTTCCCGCTCCTTCAACGCCGACTCCACAGCATCCTTTTGAGCATCCTCAAGGTCAACCGCTTCTCCCGCTTCTTCGATTCGCTTCGTCATCGCTTCTGCTATCTCGTCTGACTCTGCGATGAGGTGAGCAGGATGGGATAACGCATGCCTCTCCGTGTGCCAGAGGAAGTCGAGAACTAACAGTTCTTGCTTACCTTTATAAAGTCTTGTCCCACGGCCAATCATCTGCGAGTAGAGCGAACGCGACTTTGTCGGCCTCAAGACCACGATGCAGTCCACACTTGGGCAGTCCCATCCTTCGGTGAGTAGCATGGAGTTACATAAGACGTTATATCGACCTCGCTCAAAGTCTCGGATGACTTGTTGACGGTCATAAGATTCGCCATTCACTTCTGCCGCCTTGAATCCGATGCGATTCAGTAAGTCAGCGAATCGTTGACTGGTGGCGATGAGTGGAAGAAAGACGACAATCTTCCGATGCTTGGCCACTTCCCACATCTCATGAGCGATTCTTTCGAGATATGGGTCAAGAGCTGTGTCGAGGTCTGATGCGGCAAAGTCCCCTGACTGCTGGCGTACATTCGTCAAGTCGAGTTTCAGCGGAATCGTCAACGCCTTGATGGGACTCAAGTAGCCTTGTTTGATGGCCATCGGCAACTTGTACTCGTAGGCCAACGTGTCAAAGAACGAACCGATGTTTCTCATGTCCCCGCGATCAGGAGTAGCCGTCACGCCAAGAACGTTGGCAAGGCTGAAATGATTCAGGACTTTTTGATATGAATCACTAACTGCATGATGAGCTTCGTCAACGATGACCGTCTGGAAATGCGATGGACTAAACTGCTTCAGTCTAGAATCTCGCATCATCGTTTGCACGCTACCCACCACCACACGATAGAAGCTACCGATAGACGTCTGTTCTGCTTTCTCGACTGAACATTTGAGGCCTGTTGACTTTTCCAGCTTGTCAGCTGCTTGGTCTAACAGTTCTGTGCGATGAGCGAGGACGAGAACACGCTCGCCCTCCTTGACGCAATCCTCAATCACCTTGCTGAACACGATGGTTTTTCCGCACCCTGTCGGAAGTACCAGAAGTGTTCGTTTGTTGCCTTTTCTCCACTCTTCATGAATGGCGTTTCTCGCTTCTAGCTGATAAGGCCTAAGCTCCATCGTCATGGTCTGAACTGTCATTCACAACGCCTCCTTAGAAGCTCCCAGCTGTGAAGTTGCCTGTTGGAAACGGAGTCTTGGCTTCCTTCGCATAGAACGTCTTGATCTGATTGTTCGTCCGCTCAACGCCGTCTCGGCCTGTGAATTTGTTTATTTCGAGCTTCAGTTTGCCTGTAGCACCGACGACTGTGTTCCAGTTCATTTTGAGTGCTTCGCCTGATTTCTTCTGGCCGATACCTGCAAAGAAGTTGCTCAACAACCCCTCTGTCTTGGTATGTAGGAATAAATTGTGGAAAACCACGATGTCACCTTGCGGTGAGTGAACAGCGATCTCAAGTCTAGCTTGGTTGCATGCTGGCATTTTGTCTGAACCTGCGAAACGTCCACGTTCAAACTTAGCCACTGTAAAGTTATAGTCCCCAGCAGGAAAAATTAGAAACTCCCCGCCATCCTTTTGAATCTCATCGTCCCAGCTTAATTCGCGTTCGATTGTCATTGTAAGTCCTCCTAGTTGAATGGTATTTCGTTTCGTTTGTTCTCGATCATCTCAAACACTTTCGACCAAGCTCCGATCAGCACGCCATCGATAAAGTTGGAATCGTAGCTTGCAATCGGAGTCGTCGCAGGGTAGTAACCCTTGTCAGAGACGACCGCTTGAATCTCATCTTCGGTCACGTTGTTCAGCTTCATCAGCTCTTGCAACGCCTTTGGTATCTTCGAGTCAGTTTCCACTTTTTTGACCGAAGTCTCTTTGCTGAAAATGTGAGCGATGTAGGCATAGTCAAGCGGAAACTCATCAGGCAGACCGTGGCGATTCTTCGCATCCCATGCAGGATGGTGAGTAGCGTAGACGGTTCTGACTC